TCAGGAATTTGGTCATTCCATTGGATGCCATTAAGCTGAGTCTGCTCCCAAAGTTGCTTCATCTTGGAAACATATCTCTGCTCGATTAAAGACTTGTCAGCCTCTGCCTTGCTTACCAAATCATCATACTTGGCTTGTGATTCTGCCATCTTTTTCAAGAACTCCTCAGATTGGTTTGAATTGACAGAGTTCTTTGCCTTCTCTTCGAGTTCTTTCATCTTCTTAAGAGCAAGCTTGATCTTGTCTCCTGAGTTCTTAGTGACTTTCAATTCTTCAACTGAATTTCCATCAAGACCATACTCCTTAGCCATGCGAACAATCTCCTCATCATATCCCATCATGTAGTTACTTATGAAATGCTTTTTCAAGTCAAGGCTTGTTTTAGCAAGTTCCATATCGTAAAGATTGGTGTTGAACTTATTGCTAACTGCCTCCGGCACTTGAATGTCATTCAGGACAGATGCTGAAATCATCAAGTTAAACTCAGGATCATCTGATACTCCAGCCCTCTTGGCTTGAGCAATCAAAAACTCTTTAATGTTCATACTCATAATTGTGGGTTTGAAAACGACTCAAATAAATCGGCAGTGTCTAAAGTAGGCTCATCACTTACTTCTTCAATTGCTTTCTTCTTTCTCTTAGGCTTCTCATCAGACTCAGCAGCCAATTCAGCCTCAAGTTCTGCTCTGACTTGTGCCTTAAGTTCTTCCTTAAGTTTGCTAAGAAGTTCAGGATTGCTCAGGCTGTTCATATCTCCTCCTGCTGAAATTGTCCTACCAACAATCACATCTCCCAAAGGTCTCACCTTTGCCCAACTGTAAGACCTCTTATTGATTGGCTTCTGCAATTCCCGAAGTGCAATGCGAGCATTAACTTTAAATTGAAATGCATGGTCTTGCGCCCCTGTTGTTGGGTTCATTTCCCAACGCACAACTGTTACTTGTGCATTACTGCCACTTTCTCTGATGGCATCTTTAATGTACTGTAAATTATCCATTTTATAAATTGTTTAAAAATTACCCTGTGTGATGAATTGTTGTTCTTAATGTTCCTGTTACTGTTTCTTGAGTTGCTATGTAAGGCTTAAAACCATAAGCCAACATATCCGACTGAATAACCGATGTCATGCCATCAAGCCCATTGTTTTGAACTCTTGTTCTTTCCTCATAAATCTTTGCTCCTTGCAAACTTAATATGTAGGCATGAGTAAGCCACATGCCATCTCCTTTCCATAGGTTTGGCAGACCTTCAATTTCTACTCTTTCAATTGTCTGCACTCCATAGCCTGCATAATACTCCCAACCTAAATGCAATAGTTCAAATTCAGGCAACTGTCTCCAGTTTGTCGATAGTTGAATAAGCTTATCCAATTCAAAGCGAGCATCATCTTCCAAGACTAAAACATATTCAAGTCCTTGATCAATTTGCTTTTGCCAAACTTCTCTATGAGAGGCACAGCATCCAATTTCTGACAGGCTCATTTTAGGCCTCTTGTTCTTAATCTTAAGGCTGTTGTCAATTCTATGTTTAATAAAGTTGCCATCATTGGCAACATGGCACTCAGCCTTATTGCCATGCTTATCAACTAAGCCAATTTCCTTAAGATGCTTAATCATGTTAAGCTTCCTTTTTTGTGTAGTTCTTAGGCTTATGTAATAGATTGCATCAACAGGCAACTTCACAATTGATCCTCTCTGTGACTGAGAGATTGATGGTGAAGAATCCTGTTTCGAAATTCCTTTCCTCAAGGCCGAAGAATTGTCTGGCGATCGCCTTTGAATCATAATCTGTGGATTCGTATGTTATTCCCTTTGTTCGGTTGATAATTGATGTGATTGCAAATTCTGCACTTTCTAAAGTTGTGTTTGCAACTAACTTAATTGTTACTGTCCTGAGCAAACTGTTGGCTCTGCCTCCTGCTGGTTGTTGCTGAACTGAGGCTGATTCCCTGACCAGGAACATTACTAACTTGTAGCCATCATTAACAGCACAGTAAGTTGTTCCATCCTTAGTAACATAATTGCCAGCCTGATTTTCAATAATGCTTTCAACTGCTTCACCATAGTTAAGCATCTGATTGCCCGGGTAAGTTCCAGCCAAGTTATTGCATAGATCAACAATTGCACTCTCTACTGTTACCTTAGTCAATGTCATCTGCTCAAGTATTGAATAGCTAATCTGTTTATTGTTTGCAGGCTCTGCTCTAACTCTTTATCTGAAAGTTCAAAGGTAACACCAAATCTGCTTTCAAGACTATTTGCAATATTTAATTGTTCAGCAGACACAAATGTAACACCATAAGCAGTGTCAGAGATTGGAACAGGCCTCCATGATTTCCACATGTCTCCTGAGAAAGTAAAGTCAATGTAAGCAGTCTGCAAGCCTAACTTCTGCCTAAGTTGTTTATAGCTATCTGTACTTACAAGAGTTTTTAATCTTCTCTTGTTTCCAAAGGATTGAGCCTTACCAAATGCGGATGGAATTACTCTTTGCCCATATTGGCCTATCTGACTACCATCAGACTTTTGTCCATTCTGTTGCACTCTGCTCTGAACTGCCGGAGCAGCATACAAAGCAGCAGCCCTGAGAACCTTGGAAGCTTGTGAGGCTTCTTTAAAGTTCTTGAACTGTTGCCTCAGGAAAGCAGATGTAGAATCATAGACTGGCATAAATCTTTAAAATATTTTTGCAGATATAAAACCAATGGATTAGTATTGCACTCAAATCTAACCAAAAAAAAAATGAATACACAAAAAGCAAAAGTAATAGATGTCATGGATGCCATATTCATTGACCTATTCACAGAAGACCTGAAAGAGATTCAAGAGGCTGTCTACCGGTATGGTGGTAATATTATAGTCTATGAATTGGCTGATGAATTTAGAATCTCTTACACCTTAAATGCTCATCCATTCTCAATGATGATCTATGGCATTCATATTACCCAGCATCAATATGAGTCTCAAGTCAAAGCCTTTGGAGGTCAGCTTAAGCAATTTAAAAAAGGTGATAAATTAGTGCTTATTGATAACCTTTATTTTGTAGAGTCATGAACAGAGAAATCAAACAAGTTCTTAAACAAGCTTTAGTAATAGGCTTTACCTATTCGGTTTATTTAATCTTAGCCTCATTGCTCATTATTAAATTCATTGCTTATGTCTTCAAGTAATGTCACTATATGCCTGACCTCTTACAAGAGATTTGACCTACTTGAGAGAACAGTTACAAGCCTCTTGCAATTTTGGGATGATGTTCCGCCTTATGAGTTTATAATTCATGAGGATTCAGGCTCTGTGCCTATGGAGTTCAGGAGACTATTAGATCAGTGTGTCTATGAGGAGTGGAAGCTTATGCCTATTTGGTTATTCTCTGAGAATGTTGGGCAAGTGAATGCCATTGATAAGATGTATGCGCTTGTTGAGACTGATTACATTTTTCATTGTGAAGATGATTGGGAGTTTGATTGCTATGGCTTTATACAGGCTTCTAAGCAAGTCCTAAAAGACAATTATTCAATTGCATGTGTTTGGCTTAGATATCCGGCAGACCGCAATGGTCATCCAGTAATTGGACATCCATTGACCACAAAGAATGGCACTAAATACAATATGCTTAAACTTAATTACCGAGGCAGTTGGCATGGGTTTACTTGGAATCCTGGTCTAAGAAGGCTCAAAGATTATAAGGAGGTTGGTAAGTTCAGCAACTTCACTTATTTTGACCAAAAGAACCCATGCAAGTCAGAGATGGATGCCAATGCTAAATACTTAGAGCATGGCTTCAGAGCAGCTTCATTACTCAGAGGTTATGTAAACCACATCGGAGGCAAAAATTCAACATCTAAATTCAAATAACATGGCTAAGGAAAGACTTTATAATAAGATTACAGCAAGCTGCACTGATGAAGAAAAAGACCGATGGCTTGTGGCTGTTGGTCAGCAATCGGCAGCAATGGTGCTTAGAAGAATCATCAGAGATTTCTGCATTCAAGAGGAAACTAAAAAAGAGGAATTAAAGAAGCTTAAACTTAGCGATAAGTAAGGCTCATGCTGGTTGGTGTAAGTGCGAATAAATAGCACCTTGGGTAACAGGCTGACTCATAATCGGCAGATGGAAGTTCGAATCTTCCACCAGCACCTAAACAATTAAAGAATGGCAGACATTACGATGTGCGATGGCACAGATTGCCCAATCAAAGACCAATGTGATAGGTTTACATCTAAGCCTAATGATTACAGACAGTCTTACTTTGTCAATGTTCCTGGAAAGCTTGATGAAGATCTACAATTTACATGCGATTGGTTCTATGGAGATACTCAAGGAAGCATTATGAATCAACTTAAAGACATTGTCAATGGTCAAAGCAATTAAATTATTAATGCTTTTTCTTTTGATTATCTCTTGCAAGAAAGATGATTGCCAAAGTTGCACTCAGATGCTTTCTGAGGATTACTACCCGGCTCGCACTGGATACCCAAAAACAACCTCAAGCAGTTACTATTCTTGTGGCCCAAACAACTCTTGGATAGGCAATCAGGTCAATGTGCAGAGGTTCATCTTGAGTGATACCTTAGTCACTAAAATTTTATCAGTGGATTGCAAATAATTATACTTTTGCACTATGCAAGCAACTCAGATTCAGGAACTAATTGACTGGATAATTGACCATGAAGGTCACATTGATTGCAATGATGTCTTAATAAAGGCTGAATTAATTAATATGAGGTCAAGACCAAGGATTGCAGGCTATCTTCACAACGGAAAACTTTACAAATCAATAGATGAATTTAGGCTCTCTACAATGAATGATGTTGATGATCCTAAACCACTTTTTTATTCTTGGTAAGCATGGGCGCAATTACAGACTATTTCGGGGCAGAAACTACTTCTAAGACTAATATTTTAATTGACCATCCTCAGCACTATGGTGGAGAGGAAAACCCTTATGAGGCAATCAAGGTGATTGAATCTTGGAATCTTGACTTTGCCCTTGGCAATGTAGTTAAGTATATTAATCGGGCAGGCAAGAAGGGAAGCAAGCTTGAGGATTTAAAAAAGGCTCAGTGGTATATGAACAGAGCAGTTGAGCAAGCAGAAAAGTTTTAAATTATGGTAAGTATAGAAAAACAACAACAGTACATCATTGATGCTATTAATGAGGAACTTAAAAAAACTCATAAGTTTGATTTGCGCAATTCATTTAGGCAGGCAGTTTGGTTTGAGCCTGCTTCTGGTCGCTTTTTATTTGATGATGAATTTATTAGATATGAAGTGATAGAACCACTGATTACAGATGGTACTCTTGAGTTTAAATCATTCGAGATGCACCAAGGAGATAAGATGCTCAAATATGTTCTTGCGTAAATTTTAATTATACCCTTTAGGATATAGTTTGAGCATAATTGCACAAATTATACCCTTTCGCATATAATTGCCGTTGATTACTGCACTAAGGCCTTACAAAGCCCTGCTGGATAAGTCCGGCATTATCGCAGTTAAAGCACAATCCTTCTCCTCTAAGGTTTAACTGTCTTGCCCAAATTGCGAGACTCTGATTGTAACCATCAAGGAAGGTAGCCATAGCCCTCTCTGTGAATTCTCTGTTGCCTTGGCTAAAATAGTTAGCCCTTGGACTTGCAACCTTAGCCCAAAGAATTTGATAGCAAAGCAAGTTAGCCCAAGCATCAACAAGAAACTCTTTCTGTTGACAGATAAAGCTATCAAGTGAGCAGAGCAATTGAGCATCCATGTAAACACCTGATTGACTATTGTCCTGACTCCAACTATCTCCAAAACCATACCCTAATGGAGCAGTCACAGGGAAGATGCTCCAGCCATTGCGCCATAGGTAAGTGAATCTTGTTGCGCACTCTAAGTCCATCTGATTCCATCCCCAGTCAATGAACATGCCGGTGGTGGTTTCTAAGTTGGTGCAATCAACAGCAGCCATTATGTTGATCTTATCAAAGTCTGAGTAAAACTCATTATTGATAGGAACATAATTCATGCCTGGTTGCATGTCATAAGTGCCTTGGTCAAGAATGCTTCCATCCTGAGTCTGATAGATATACCAAGGACATGCAGTCACAACTGTACTGCCAGCATTATAGACAAACAATTGCTTGATGCGGAGGCTTAAATATTTGCTTCCTTGAATGCTTACAAATGCGCCCTTCAAGATTGCCTCTTGAGGCACAACTTGAATCTGTTGCCACTGCTGAACAAAGTTCTTGCTTGTTTGAAAGAGTACTTGATCAAGCTGCGCTTCTGCTGATTGGAATAAAGCAAGCTGAATGTCTCTTTTGATTCTTACATAAGAAACAGCCTGTGCAGAATTCCACATGCCAATGTAAGAGGCCTGCTCAGGAGTTGCAATCTTCTCAAGCAACTCTGAACTCATGCCAGGATAATCATTGATGTAAAGCCCCGACAAAGGTGCATCAGCAGTGCATCCTTGTAAACCGATGTAATTCTGTAAGCAATTCATAAGCGCAAGTTACTTAGGTTTCTTGAGAAATTGCAGGTGTAGTAATTCGGAAAATCTTGTTTGTCAAAGCTACCCAAGCACCGAGTACCTGACCAAGAATGAACATCAGTACGCTGTCAGATGCACTTACTTTCTCAACTTGGTATAAGTACCCAGTGCCAAGAAGCATGCCTACAAGGACAACTGAAGTGCAAGTGTAGGCATAGACTTGCATCCTCTTTGAATAGAGGTGTGAGTTCAAATGCCCGGGAATAGACCTTTGATTAGTCCTCCCACGAATTTGCCTCTGCGTTCTGCTCTGTCTGCTTTTTGTGTCTTGACCGAGTTGCATGAGTCCAAATATAAGACAGTCTTAGCCAATGCCATATTCTGATTGTGAACCGTGTCCACCCTCTGATGAATGTTCGCCAAGTCAAATCCTGAAGTGATGCAACTCTTTGCAAGGTACTGAACATCATTGCTAATCTTCGATTCAACATCATAGGCATGGTAACGATCATAAGTGATATAAATCATGAAAAAGGCAAATAGCCAAATAGTTTCATTATTCTTCATTTCAGTAATTTTTTTAACTCTATAAATATTTTACCATATCCTGTAATCTTGATGGCCTCTCCGGCTTCATAGATTGTCACAGGCTTAGATAGTTTGTGATGCAAATCCCAAAGAACATTTCCAAAGCGAAGTACAAGAAGCCAAAGCCATCCATGATCATACATGTACTTCTCAAGGTCGGAGTAGTTGCTGGTGTTGATGTCAGCAATTTTGGTGAGCATTATTGCTCCATAAGCTGGAAGGTCAAAGCCAAACTTAATCAACTCTTCTTTTAGTTCTGCTGTCATTAGTAAGTCCAAATAACATTGGCAGGCTTAGTAGGGTCACAATCAGCATGAATAAAGCTTGATGAAACCCCTATCCTATTTATACCGGATTTGAGAAGAGCATTAATTATTGTCCATCTCTTAGCCCCATCTTTGCAAGCAATGTCTGCTGCCCATCCTTGTGTGTGACTGCTTGAATCAACCCCTCCAACTTTATCATTATGAGCCTTTGTCCTGAACCCTGAGTTGATTCCAAAAGGAATCTTAGCTATTGACCGAGCATTGTCAAGCCTTTGCAGAAATTCAGGCTTCATCTTAGCACCTGAACCAGGAGCATCAGGAGAATCAAATTCCGCAAGTGTAAAATGCTTCAGTTGCATTGTGTAAAGTTATTAATTCCTTTTGAATTTCTTGGCAGCACTTTTTACAGACTTCTTGCCAACACAGCCCCAAGCCTGCCTGCTTAAGTCATTAGCACATGGAGGCTTTGCACACTTCTTAATGCCTGCTGATCTTGCACAATAGGAATCCCCTTTAGCAGTTCCTGGTGCAATGGAATAACCCTTAGCCCCGAACTTAACAGTCTTGCCATTTACCTTGGCCTTAAACTTTTTCTCTGCCATTATCTTCCTTGTCCAATATATTTCTTAGCCCTGCCTCCTTTAGGCTTTCTGCTCTTTGAATGCTTGCCTTCCCTTCTCTTGCCAAAGGTTATTTTAACAGGCGAATTACCAGCAGTTTTTCCTTTTTTCATACCCAAATATCATTTTTTTTGCCTTATTATTGCAAACTGATTTATGAAGTGTCGATTAACTTTACGGATAGAGAAATCAAATTTCTCAAGGTATTAGCATCAGGCAGGCATTATCTTAAGGATATAGTAAAACCCAATAGACATTCTGTTGCTCGATGGGGCAACACCCAAGAGCAAGCAGACATGCTTGGTGTTATGGGTGAATATGGAGTGGCTAAATATCTTGGGTTACCATTTGATACAAGCATTAACCTTGATGGAGATGGTGGAGAGACTGACCTATATTTGGGTAAGCTAAATTTGCAAGTAAAATCCACAAAGTATAAGACCGGAAGGCTTGTCTTTAACAATAAAAAGGAAATGGCTGCTGACTTGTTTGTCTTGTGCTACTGCTCAGAGCCTGATCTATTAGTTCAGATATTAGGCTACATAGAAAAACAATTGATTGATTCAGTATCTGAAGTAAAAGACCTTGGGCATGGCCTTAGAATTGTTGTGGAGCAAAGGCATCTGTTGCCAATTTCTGACTTGCTAAATTATGACAAGTCATTATGAGGCTTCTTGCAGTACTTACATTGTGCATACTGCTTACAAGTTGCTACAAGAGATTTAAGTATAATGCCAATGCTGATAGATGGGAGACTTATGTAGGCAGAGGCAGACCATTCAGGAGTAAGAAGTATCCAAATAAGGCAAAGCATGTGCCTGCCCCATTTTATAGGATGCTCAAGCTTGATTAATTACTTGACTCCTGTTCTGCCAGCTTCTTTGGCTGACTCATATTGCTCTTGAGAGACAGGCCATAGTTGATGCCTGCAATTATATCCTCCCCGATAGATAAAGATTGTGTTGGAATTAGTGCCTGACATTCTTCCTTGCCATCCTTTAAGGTTAGCCCATTGCCTTACCTGGTCAGTGGTAAAGAATCTGCCAGTCCTTGCTGAACAGAATGGCCTTGTATCCTCTATGATTGTCCCGGCATACAGATAATATTCTACACCTAAATCTTCGCTGACTGTCTGAATGTACTCTGCATTAAAGGCCATTACAGAGTCGTTTGTTGTCTGCTTGATGTATCTATTCAAAAAAGGCAATTCATCCGGTGTGCCTTCTATAAACTGCCTTAAGGTCTTGTTTAACTCTGCCCTATTGCTTACTCCGGCTATGTTGCTCTTTAGGACTTCCTGGATGGCATTGCTGAAGTTGTTTCTAATTCCTCCACCTATAAGAGCATCCTTAGTAACCTCAATATTAGTCTCAAGAATTGCTTTATAAAGTTCAGTCTTTGGGGAAAAGTCATCAAGAATTAAACTTAAATATTCATTTGAAGCTTCAGCAAGTGCCTTATAGCCATTAATCACAGCCACAACCTCAGTCTGATAGGCTGCATTGTTTACAATAGTGTCAGCAATGTCCTTCTTGAGCTTGACCATCTCTCTTAAAGTCTTAGCCCGATCCTTTGGGTCAAGACTTAATTCAGAGGCTAAGTCAATTACTTCATTGCTTAAGGTCTTAAAAACTTTAGGCAAAGAATCAGCCATCCCATTCTCAATATCCAGCTGTAACTGCTGAATCTTCCTGATGATGGCTAACTGCTTTTCTGTTGGCATTACATTCCCTCAGGCATGATTGGAACAACAGCCATCTTAATCTGAGCAACTTTGGCTGCTGCCATTGCATCTACTTGTGTCCTTTGAAGCTGAACAGGCAAATCATACCACATCGCATTTTCATCTACTAATTGCATCACAAATGCTGGCAGATTAGCACTCAAGACATAATCCTGGAGAGTGCATCCTTGGCTATTAAGCAGAAGAGTTTTCTCATCTACTGTCCGATAAGGCAAAGGATCAAGCTGCTTAAGTATCTTTAGGTAAGACTGCTGAATTGAGTTCTCTCCATAAAGCTTTTCAACATAATCATTCTCAATGCCGGAGATAATTAATGGGTCAAAGTTGCCCTGTCTCGCCTTAGTAAGCATCTCACCAATCATGTCAGTGGTCATCACATCAAAGTCAGTAGGAACTGTGATTTGAGGCAATGCTGCTTTTACCTTATCACTATCCATCAATGAGGAAGCAAAGAGGCTGTTATAACGCTGGTAAAGAATGTGAAAGCAAACCTTATTGTAAACCTGAGCCAAGTGAACAGTTACAGAGTAGCAGAAGGTATTTAATTCCTTTCTGTCATACTCCTTGGCAATCCCTGATTGAGCTGCCGGTATTTGTCCAAGCAATTCAAGACCAATAGCCTTGAAACCTTGAAACTCTTTTTGAACAATATCTTCTTGAAAGAGTCTAACTGTCTCAGTAGGTCTTTCAATATATCCAGCCGGAGGCACTGGTGGAACAATAGGATTAGGATTAACAGCAGAAACTCTGTCAATGTTAATTTCCATCAATCCGAATGGACTGCTTGAGGCTCTTCCTGAGCCTTGGCAATCATTACAGCCTACTCTTTCCTCCTTTCTGTTAGTCCTCTGTCCTGTGCCATTACAGGTCTTGCAAGGTGACATTTTTAAAGCCCACTTCTGAGGCAAGGCATGAGTAGCCCAAAGGATGTTCAGGTCATCTGTGCGAAATAATACTTCATTCCAAGCAGGAAGGCAAGGAGCAAGCACTGAATCAAAAACCAAATGACCATCTTCCTCTTCATAAATAACGCTTCCAACCTTAACCACAGGGAGGTAGGAGAATTGATAAGGGAGAACAAAAACCTGGAAAGGATTGTCATAGGTGTATTCATTAACTTGTCTAAAGAGGACTAAGCCCTCCATAGTGATACACAAAAACTGATCCCATTTCTTCCGGTTCATGTCCTCATAATCCTCAGCCTTAATGATTACAAAAGATTCTTCCTCAAAAATTAAATCCTCGGAAAAAATTGTCTGTGGGTAAGGCTTTAACCAATCTAATGTCGTTACCCCTGCTGGATTCTTGACAAAATCTTCATAATAAGGCAACACTGCCACAATTGCATTTGAGTCTTGCAGATATGTCTTAAGAAACACATTGAAAGCCCATGTCTCAAGGTTGCCAAACTTTGGCAAAGCATTTTCTACATAGAACTGCAAGGTGTTATCCTGCAAGCCTATTCTCTCAGCTACACCTGTTTTTTTGAAATCAGATTCAAAGGTTATCTTAAAATCATCAGCCTGCTGAATCTTCTGTAAGAAGTTAAAAACCCTGCCTGTGGCTGTAGTGGTTGGTGCTTGCCACCTCTGCCTTCTGTATTCCTTCATCCAAGGCTCTTCACTCGGATGTTGAGTATGGAGGAGCTTAGTTGGATACTCATTTTCAAAGTGGTACTCTAGCTCTTCTGCCTTTTCCCTCGCACATTCAATGTACTCAAGTTTGCCTTCACGAATCTGCCGATCCATTAGGGTTGAAAATAGTTGTCCAATTAGCTCCTCCATTGCTTATTTAATCAGGGCAATTAACAATAAGTGTGATAGTCTCTTGACCAAATACGCAGCCGTACTCGTTAGTTACAGTAACTAAGAAAATGTAAGTTCCAACGAATGTAACTGGATTCCAAGTGATAACTCCAGTAGTTGAATCAATTACAAGTCCAATCTCAGTGATATCATCACTTCCACTAACCTCTTCAATTGACCAACTTTGAGCAGGCGCACCTGAAATTGCACCAATGTTCAGAACTGCTGAAAAAGTAACAGTCTGTGGGTCTGTACAAGCACTTGTGATAGTGTTGCCAATGTAAGTACTGCCTGAACCTCCTGTGAAGCTTATGATGTAATACAAGCCCTCAAGGAAGGTGTCCGTATCAAACTCATAAGGCAAAGGATTGACTTTAGAAACCCAGTTCACAGTCACCTCAGCCATCTGATAGGTGTTCAGTTCTGCTGTGATAATTGGGTCACCAATTACAGTCACATAATAACCGGAGGCATCCCAAATTCTACCTGGTGTGAAATAGTAGAAGTCATAGTTAGATGATGAACCAAGGATGTCATTGTAAAACTGAATGTTGTTCTGAACAACCTGCATGTCTTGATAAGTCAATGTATGAGTCTTAGCAAGAGCCTTGGTGTTCTGCATACCTCGGCCTGCTGTTGTTGCAGTTTCAGGCTTAGGTTTTTCACCTGATGTATTAAGCACAAGGTAGCCTTCACCATCAAGGTATCTCTCATAGAGAGCAGCAATCCATGAATCAGCAGTAGCCTTTTCAACTGGAGTGAGAGCAGATGACTTCTTTACATAGGCCACTGCGATAATTTTATTTTGGAACTCAGGATCACACAGAAAGTTCTGATAGCATCCTACATCCGGACAGGTTAATGAAAATATTGACATGTTTTTAGCAAGTTAAACAACTTGAGTTTTTAGGCTGAAAGCCTTGAAGAAGTGCCGAAAACTTGACTTGAGCCAAGGTTTCAAATGATGATTGTGTAGTGAAATCTTGAATGGTGGCAACATCAATATCTCCCTTCACAAAGATTGACTTATTGTTCCAAACTAAGTACGGATGTCGAGTGGCATCAACAAGCGCAAGCTGAGTTTCGGGGTCAATAAAATCAGTATGCAAATCTAATGA